CCTTGAAAACTTAACGAAAGGAGAATGACCGTGACTGTATTCTACAAATCAATGCTTGCCGCGGCGTGCGAGATCGTGCGTGGCGAAGATGATCCCGCGTTGTGCAATGTGTTGTTGGAGCCGGATGGGTCGGTGGCCGCCGTGTCGCGATGGGCGATCTTCGCAGCGTCACCATCGGTCGGAATGAAATTGCCTTTTGATGACGTGGCGCTTCCTTCAGCGATCGCCGTGCCCGTGAAGCAATTGGTCGACCTGTGCAAAGCAATACCCGCTGACCGGCAATTCAAAGGGCAATTGGAACACACGTCGATCACGCACGCAAAAGGGAACATGCACCACGCGACGTACCACGACGGGCGAGGCGAGCGTCGCGTCACGTTGCGATCTGTGCAGCCAATCGAAGCACTCGCGTCGTGGCGTGCGCGCTTTCGTGCACTGGGGCCTGCAGGTTCAGGTCGGCGCGTGTTCAATCGAAAACGCCTCGAGGCTGTCGTGTCGGCCATATCGACCGCTTGTCGGCACGATGGCACTTTCGAGTACGTCGATCAAACGCCTTTCGAACACGGGTACACGTGGCGCGCGTTCAACGCGATGACCGGTCAGATAATCATCGTATCGTGGATTCTTCCTGCCGTCGGCATGATACACGAGCGCATCGCGTGGGAAAAAGAAGTGTTCGGTGAAACGAAGTTGTCTCGCGCTGTAAAACAAATCGCGCCCAGCGTCGCGCGCGTCGTGAACGCTTCTCGTGTCGCGTTGCGGAGGCCAAAATGAACGAGAAAATAATCAATCGAACGGTGGAAGAAGTGAACAAGGAAAACCATCGCAAGCGTCATATTCAGCTGCACCGTTCGCTCGATGAACTCGTGAGCGATTATATCAGCGCCACGGGAAATATTCCATCGCAAAACAGCATTTTAGATCTTATGCGATGGTCACACGAACAAACAAAGGAGCGGTGATGCACACGCCTGATATTTGGCCGGTCGTGTCGTTGATTGTCGCCGCGCTCGGATGGGCGGGTACTTCTTTTCGATGGATGCGATCGTATTTCTGGCCCGTGTTGTTCGGCATGTCGCTCGCATTCGTGCTGATAGATATCTTCCCGACACCCGCGCTTGAAAAGCGAATGATCGAAAGGATGAAAACAGAATGTCATCAACGCTAGCCGAATATTATCACGAACACAACCCGAAGCCCGAGTGGTACTTTAAGGTCAGGGGATTCGTGAGAGAAGATGGCGATTTCGTCGTTGTTTCTAATGACAATCTGCCTTCGATCAAGTATGCGTCCGATTCGCTTCGGGGGTGGGTTTTCACGAAATTGGACATTTCTCGGAAGCGCGAAAAATCCTAGATTTTCACTTCTAACGTCGAAAAATCGATACTAGTTATAGGTCGTCACCATTCGAGCGTGACGACCTTTCACTTTATATAGACTACTGTTTTTTTTTTTTGTTTATTATCTGTTTAACAGATAAAGATAACAGTATATATACTTTGGGAACGGGAGCGAATGAGAATGACATGTCCGACGGAATTTTGTATTATTAACTCATGACGCAGAAAAAGCTGCAAATCATCTCGAAATCTTCTGATAAGCGCAAGAAGACCGCGCTTGACAAAAAGAGAAACCGTCCGAAGGGCTATTGTTCTATTCCCTTGGAGAAGCGGATCGAAGCCGGTTGGCAACCCGGCAAGTCAGGCAACCCCAACGGACGACCGCCAACTGCCAAGTGCATTCCAGAAATCCTTCGTAGGATCGGTGACGAGATTGCTCCCGAGAAGCTTGTAGCCATCACCGAGAAAATTATTGGCGAGAAACTCCCGCGCCCGATCAACAACCGAGATCTAATGCTGAAACGTGCGCACTACGACGCCGATCTCGGCGACGAGAAAGCGCGTGAGTTCATCGCCGAAAGAACCGAAGGAAAAATCCGTACGTCGTTAGAAATCACCGAACCCGATCGCGCGCGGAATACCTTCCGCTTCGAGATCATCGAGAAGGCGAATGATAAAGATCAGCAAGCAGCAAGCACAATTCCTGCGAAGTAAGGCGCACATCGTCACGTTCCGTGGCGGTATACGCAGCGGAAAGACGGTCGTGCTGTGTTGCAAGGCGATTGAGTACGCACTTCAGAAACGACGATACGCGATCATTTCTTTTTCCTATCCGATGCTGCGCGACGTGTGCATGTACACGATGCGCTGGATTCTCACCCGCCCCGACATCAACTATCCTTTCGAAGAGAACAAATCCGAAAAAGCGATCATCATCGACGGCCAAGAAATCCTGTTTCGTTCGGGTGATGAACCTGATTCGTTGCGCGGTCTCTCGCTTGACGGGTTCGGGATCGACGAGACGCGCAATTTCAAAACGCGCGAGATTCTCGACATCATGCTCGGCCGGTTGTCGAACAGCGAGGACGCGCAAGCGCATCTCGTGAGTTCTCCTAAAGGCAAGAACTGGAACTGGGAACTCGAGAAGAATGCGGACGTCGAGACGATCGTGCAACGCACCGAGGACAACCCGTTCCTCCCGGCCGGATACATCGCACGCCTCAGGGCCAACTATACCAGCAAATTCGCCAAGCAAGAGCTCGATGCGGATATTGTCGAGTTCGGTGCTGGCGTGATTGACCCGGCGTGGTTTCGCATCGTGCCTCAGCGCAAGTGCGAGGACGGCATTCGGTTCTGGGACTTGGCCGTATCGGTCAAGACGAACGCCGACCGTTCAGCAGGCGCACTCGTGTCCAACGACAACGGCGCGATCACCATTCACGACATGCGCGCGGGTCGGTTTCAATATCCCGATCTGCGCCAACTCATCATCGAAACCGCGAAACGTGATGGACGTGGTGTGACCATCTGCATTGAGGAAGCCGGTCAGCAGCGCGGGTTCATTGACGATCTCAAATATCTTCCCGAGCTCATGCCGTATCGCATCGAAGCCTTGAAACCGGAAGGCGACAAATTCAACCGCGCGATGCCGTGGGCTTCTCGTGCGCAACTCGGCAGCGTCGTGTTGTGTGAAGGAGAATGGAATCGCGCCTTCCTTGACGAGTGCGCATCGTTCACGGCCGACGACTCACACGAACACGACGACCAAATCGACGCTGTAAGCGGGGCATACTTCGCATCACTTAAATTCTCATCCGTGCCCACGTTCGGCGCGGTCGGACAGGCGGGATAAATGGCCACGAAAACGACGACAGCGCGCAAGCGTGCACCAGCGAAACGGAATCAGAAAGCAAGTTACGGCGCGAACTTCGAGACAGGCGCGAACAACGTGTCTTTCGATTCGATCATCCCAGCGATGTACCAAGCGTGGGGAGCGTACGGTTATCAGCCGTCAACCACGTGGTATCAGCTCGCGACGATGTACGTCTCGTGGGTCTACACCGCGATCGAGAAGAAAGCACGCACGCTCGCCACGTTGCCTCCCAAGCTTTACAGGTACGAAAACCTGACCACCGGCAAGACCGTCAAACTGTTCTCGGTCAAGGCGCACCTGCAGATGAAGTCGCTGTACGAACCGCACGAGTCAATACAGTACTCGCTGAAGCAAATGGGAATGAAGCGCATCGAGATCGACGATCACCCGTTCCTCGACCTGTGCAACCGTCCCAATCCTGACATGGTGCGGATGAACTTCTGGCACCTGCTCGGCATTCACCTTGAGCTCAACGGTGCGGTGGGCATTTACAAAGCGAACTATTTCCTCGGACATCCTACCGAGTTGTACATCCTGCCCACCACGTGGACCGGCCAGTTCAAACCGATTCCGGGCGACACGGGCATCATGGGCTACAAGCTCATCGACCAGAACATTTTTCAGAACTTCACAAAAGAAGAAATCATCTGGCCGCACTACCCGAGCTTGCGCAACCCGTTCGAGGGAATGTCCGCGATCAAATCGCAATTGTACACGTTCAACCTCGATCAATACCTGCAGCAGCAGATGATCGCGTTTTTCAAGAACAATGCCATGTTCGCATCGTTCTTCAAAACGAAAGGCAATGAGCCGGTCCGTCCTGCCGTGTACGATGACCTCATGAAGCAATTGGCCAACTATCAAGGCCCGAAAAACGCTTATCAACCGTTCCTCCTCAACGGTCTCGAAGTCGAGAAATCGATCAACGTATCCGCACGCGACAGCATGATCGAGGAGATTGAGAAGTTCGCACGTGACAAGATGCTCGCGGCGCACGACGTTTCAGCGGGCAAAGTCGGTCTCGTCGAAACGCAGAACAGGGCCAACCTCGAAGCGGTGAACATGAACTTCTTCACCGAGTCAATCAAGCCGCTGGCCATGCTCATCACCGAATACTTCAACAATTTCCTCGTTCACAGCTACGACGATCGCCTCGATTTCGAATTCGATTATCCCGCATTCGTCGAGCGCGAGATGGACGTGCGCGAACGCGAAGCGAACCTGCGAAGCGCAGTCACGACGATCAACGAAGAGCGTTCGAAGATGGGCCTTGAGCCCGAGCCAACGCTTGACGGCGTGCGGTTCGTATCGCGCGGCATGGTCGCAATCAAGGATGGCAAGGTCATTCCCGAACTCAATCCGCAACCTGCAAGCCCGTTCGGTCCTCCACCGTCGTCGAACGGTTCGTCTCCCTCAGCGGGCAAGGAACCGCCGCCAAAAAAGCCCGTTGAGGAAGGCGACGAGGAAAACAAAGCATTCTGGACCGACGATCTGAAAACGCTTGCGTGGAAAAAATTCAATCGTCAGGTCGCACCGTACGAAAAATCCTTCGCCGAGAAAATGGAAGAGTTTTTCAAGTGGGTTCAGAAAGAATCCATCGAACGTCTCGAGAAGCACGGCGTGAAGATCAAATCGATGACCGCGGCCATGTCGATCAAGAATCGCGCATCGTGGCTGGCCGATCACAAGGCGCGTCTCGACGAGCTCATGCCGAGCAAGAAGGAAATGAAGGCGCGACTGAAAAAAGATCTGAAACCTGAATACGTCAAGACGATCGAGGGCGGCGCGCAGCATCGCATCGACGACTTCACCGGTCGGAACAAAAAAGAATTTGAGGACGCATTCGACATCGAGTTCGACGTGAACGATCCCGCGGTGAAAAGTTGGCTCGGCAATCGGCTCGAGGAATTTTCCGAGACGGTCACCAACACCACGCTTGACAACACGAAGGCGACGTTGCGCGAAGGCTACGAGAACGGCGAATCGCTTTCCAAAATGTCCGAACGCCTGCGCGAGGAGTTCGAGGGTGGCGAAACGTATCGCGCAGCACTCATCGCACGCACCGAGACCACCAGCGCATACAACAAGGGCGATCTTGAGTCCGTCAAGCAGATGGGGCTCGGCGATCGCGTAGGAAAAATCTGGCTCGCTGAGCCTGACGCACGCGACACGCACGCGCAAGCGGCCAAGGATTACAGCGACGGCAACGATCCCGAGGGCGGGATCATGACACCGGATAAACAGTTCAAAGTCGGTGACGATGCGATGGATGCTCCCGGCAACGGTTCACTTGCCGAGGAGAATTGCAATTGCCGCTGCACCATGGTCTACGAAGTATTC